AAAATGAAAATATTTTTTATGTAGTTTTTGAAATTCAAATAATAAATTAGTAAAATAAAATTATGCTTACAAAACAAGAACAAATAGATTTTATAAAAAAATCAATTCTACAATTTGATATAGCATTGAAAAATGAAGAATATAAAAATGCTATATGGTTTTTAGAATGTGCGATTAAAGCACTTAAAAGAATAAATTAATATATTAGTAAAGTAAAATTATGGAAAAAAACAAATGTCCAATTTGTGGCCAATCAAAAGCTTTAGATGCTGGGAAATTAACAACTTACGAATTAATAAATGTATCAACACATATTCGTCAACGAGCAAGAACTGAATTATTTAATAATGCTATGTTTGATGAAAACAATCCAACCCCACATTTTGATTGGTTAAAAGAAAATGCAATTATTTCAAAAGATTATAAAATTAAATTAAGATAATTTATGATCCCTAAACTAATCCTAACAATTATATGAAAAAAGAAACAAAAAATAAAATAGGAGAAGTAATGCTCGCGTTATTAATAATGGCTGCTCTTGTATTTTTAATTATTGCGGCATTTTTGGAGGGATTTTGGATAGGTATGGGAATATTATTACTTTTTGTTTGGTCAAGTAGTATGTTTTATTTTATTATGAGTTAGCAAATAATTTATCTGCTGGGCAGTGAGGGTGGCGGAACAAATCTGAGGAGAAGACGCGGGGGTCAAAGGGGTGCCCCTGGACGAAAGTCCGTGTGGGTGCAAATCCCACTCCTCACTGCTTAGCAAATAATTTAATTTATTAATTATATGAAAATACTAATGCCAGCGCACAATAAGCCAGCATCTAAAGTAAAAAATTGGAAAGAGATTAAGGACGACGCTATAGAATTAAGGAAATTAATCCGAAAAGGAGGATTTAATGGCCATTACGATGACGGTTTTGCTATTTCTCATGCCCAGGTATCAGACAAGCCAATGAACTTTTTTGTAATCAACGAAGAGATAGAGAAAGGAAAGATTAAAAAAATGTTTGGTTATAGTTGGTGTATTATCAATTTAAAGATTATTAAATTCGGACATCCGGTGTCAATTAAGGAGGCCTGCATGTCATGGCCTTTTAGAAAACCCAAGAGAGTTAACCGGATGGCAAAAATAAAAGCAAAGTATCAAGTTCCTTTCTGGTTTGGAACTATGAGATCTAAAACTAAGACACTAACTGATCTACCGGCGTTCATCTGTCAGCACGAGGTGGAACATAGCGCGGGTCGAAATATCTATGGAAAATAAAAAAGCGCTATTTATTCACATAAGCAAATGCGCCGGATCAAGTATAGCTCTCGCGCCTTTTATTATGTTACACGGAAGCCCGGAATTAAGTCCTAAGATCGCCATAGAAGACATTGAGTCGCTAAAGTTTAGTTTTGCATTTGTCAGGGATCCTTACACAAGATTTACATCAGCGGTTCTTAACCATGGTTATGCAACTCCAAATACTTTTGAATATTGGGTGATGAATGATTTTTTAGATAACTGCGCTGAAAAGTTAGAATTTAAAAAGAATGCCTGGCAGGAATTAATTCCGCAATATAAATATCTTCTTCATGATAGTAAAGTTAATAAACATGGTGTTAAATATAGCTATCAAGATGTTGATTTTATTGGCCGGTTTGAAAATTTAAAAAAAGATTGGGAAAAAGTTTGTATGGGAGTAGGGCAACACTTTGAATTACCGCACATAAATAAAAACAAATATCCTAATCACAATTCAGTCCTTACATATCAAACGCGAGCAGTTATCCGAGAGGTTTATAAAAAGGATTTTGAATTGTTAGGGTATAAAAAATAAATAATAAATTTTATGAACAATTCTAATCAAACATCTCCACCGCAGGGACCAATATCCCAAACAGTTAATTTAAAACCTCTTCCTTTGAAAAGGGAAGAAAAATTAAAAATCTTTGCCCTGCTATCTTTTAGAAGCGATGTGCCAAGAGATATTCTTAATGATCAAAAACTTTCTTTAAGTTTATCAGTTGCCTATAACGCGGCAGACGCCTCAGCGGCAGCCAGACAAGCGCTAACAGACATGAATTTAAATCCGAATAATTATCAAATACCGGTTATGATGATTAATGTAGATGTAGACAGATGTATACAATCAGACGCGAAAGTAACAGCACTCTCTAATCCTATGTCAGAAATTAAGATACCGGGAAAACCTAAACAAAAGACAAAAAAATCAACAGACGAGATTGCTACGTACATTCTTTACGCGTTTGATAAAGTTGGAACAGAGGCAGAAAAAAAGATAGCTAAAAAAGTAATTAAAAAATTTCAAACCCATGCAGTCAAAAATAAACAACCAAATTAATAAACCGATCCATTGTCCGGCATGCTCAAAGGTTTTAATTAAGATTAACAACAAAGGATTTTTTTCTTTAATTGTTAAGTGCGGAAATTGTGGAAGACAAAGCATTATAACAGTTAGTAATAAGCAAGAAATTGAAATTCAATCAGCAGAATAAAAGTTGGACTTGACAAACTTTTTAAAACCATATATAGTATAATTAATGACAGTTTATAATAGTCTTACGAGACTAGGGTGAATCCTTACTTCCATCTCTAAGGGGATGTAGCTGTCAGCTTATGATTTTTTTTGTGAGCTGGCAATTACATCCCTCTTTTTATTTCTTTTTACGATTCCTACAGGATTCCCCCTGTAACAGGTCGAGAGCAATCCAAAATAGAAGGTGCGACGCTCCTTTCGGAGAAAACCATCTATGGCGGAAGCTCGGGGAAATCCTGTATAAATCGTAAACTCAATCTTTATGTCTGATGAATACGATAAAAATAAATTTGTCGCAAGGCCGCCAAAACCAAACATGACGGCGCTCTGCGGTTGCGTAAAAAAAGAAGACGTTGATGAAGCAACCGGATATTTTATTTGGAAAACAATTAAGACCTGTGAACAACATAAAATTAAAGAGGTACTTAAAGACCCTGCAAATGCTTAGAATGGCTTGTGTGGCTTTGTTTTAAAATAAATATATGGCTAAAGCACCCAAAAAGAAAAATACGAAAAAGAATATTATAATAAAGCATAAAAAATTGTTGCGTAAAATAACAGATAATATCAGAGGTGGGATGAATATGCAAGAAGCGATGTCGGCTGTTGGATATTCGGAAAGTTATGCTAAAAGTTCTACACATCTAAAAGATACAGATAGCTGGCAGACGTTGGTTAATGAAAATTTATCTAATGAAGTTCTTATGGAAAAACATATAGCTTTATTAAATAAAAAATCTATTGATTTTCAGATATTTCCAAAGAGTATGAGTAATGAAAGTATTGAAGGAATTATTAAATCATTTGGTTTTAAGTTAATGCAAATAGTTCAATATGAAAATTGGAAGAGGGCATATTTTCCTATATTAGATATACAAGCGATAAAAGCGGCGTTGGACATGGCTTATAAAATTTCAAAAAAATATGGCGATATTACAATCACACATAAGCTTGGGTCGCTTAGCGATGAAGAAATTGAAGGAGAAATCACCGGAGCGCTATCAGAGGCTATCGGATCTATTGCAGGAGCAACAAAGAAGAAAGGAAAATAATCCGGCCAAAACTTATGTTCCGAATGGCAAGGCGGAAGAGTTCATTAAATTAGTTGGAAGCGACGAGAAATTTGTTAATATGTTTATTGGCGCTAATGGAACGAGCAAAACAAGTACGGCCGTAAATATAATAACAAATATTGTATTTGGAGTTCAGAGTGAGTGGTTTGAATATCCTTTATTTCAGGAATGGCCATATATAAAAAAAGGCAGGATCATCTCAGATCCCACCACCATAAAAGAAAAGATAATTCCCGAGCTTGAGAAATGGTTTCCGGTTAACGAATCCAAAAAGATACCTCAGGCGAACTTTGAAACAAAAAAAGAGGGTAAGAATTACGTATGCAAAATTCAAACTAAAACAGGATGGACTATTGACATAATGAGTTCCGAGCAAGATACCAAAGAATTTGAGTCAGTTGACCTTGGTTTTTGCGCAATAGACGAGCCGATACCTAAAGATAAGTTCTTAGCCACGATAGCCCGGGCCAGGCTTGGCATGATAATTTTTTGGACATTCACACCCCTAACCTATTCAGCTTGGATCAAGAACTGGATGGACGAACAAAGAGACACAGGAATGGCTGATTATATTGAAGCAGAAATGCCGGATAATTGTAAACTCCATGGCGTAAGGGGATTTTTTGAACATAAGCACATTAAAAGAATAGCAGACTCTTATCCGGAGGACGAAAAGGAAGCCCGGGTATTTGGGAAGTTTGGTCATCTTATAGGCCGGGTTCACAAAGGATTCACACGCAAGGTTCATGTTATCAAACCTTTCGCGATTAATGTTAGAAATTTTACTATTTACCAAGCTTTAGATCCACATCCAAGAGCCGCGGACCACACACTTTATATGGCCGTAAGAAGCAATGGACAGCGCTACATAATTGGGGAACTTATTCATGATGGCGTTAATGAAAAAGCTGTTAGCAGAATGGTTGAGAGAATGAAAGCTTACGAGTCAAGTAAGAACATGAGAGTTGAAACCAGAATAATTGACCCATCAGCTTTTAATGATGATGAACATAAAAAGGAGAAGAGCGTAGGGGTTCAATTCTTTGATAAAGGCATACACTTTATAAAAGGCAGCAAGGATCTTATGGGATGCATTAAAAAAACAGACGAGGCGCTTACCTATCAAAAGAAAAAAGGATTAATGGTTATTCACCCTAAAGTATACATTTTTGACACTTGTCCGGTTGCAATTAAACAGATAGAAGAATATGTCTGGTCAGAGTGGAAAGGATCAAGCAAAGACGAAAAACAAGCCAACGCGCGGCCTAAGGATATTAATGATCATCAGGTAGAGAATTTACATAGACTATTAATTCATCCTACACCTTTTATTTCGTATCAACTAAGGAGATCAAATGTCATTCCGGCTCGCGCGGACAGCGACATAGCTGACCATGGCTTTGATCCATACGGCTAAATAATATGAGCAAACCAACACAAAAAAATCATTTAAGAAAGTTACGCAAAAATAAACAAAGGAATCAGAGTTACATCTTAACTAAGGAATCAGAAAGACTTCAAAGTTTAAGAATGCGCGCTAAAGCAGATGAGGAAGTAAAAAAAGTAGAGGAAAAAGAAAAGAAATTTCTATTCAGATTTGTTAGATTCTTAAAGGAAACAAAACTTTGGGTAATAGAAAATACATACGTTAGAATTTTAAATATATTTAGAAACTTATTTAAAAAACAACATGCCAATCAACAAACTTAAATTAAAAACAATACCGGTTAGTCCACCCTCTAAAGAGGATAAGGAATTTATGGCGAAATCCCCAAGCGTTGATTTACCATATTTTCGTACTGATGCTAAACAGATGCCGGAAGTGAAAAATTGGGAACAAGGCGAGGTTTATAGATTTGTTATTGAAGCAACAATGAAAAGTAAAAGAGATGATGAGAGAGGCACGCGCGCAGAGTTTGAAATTGTATCTTATAAGCCAATAGTTCAGAAATCTATTGACGAAATGTCAGATAAGGAATTTGGTGAATATCAGGGGGAAGCATTAGCAAAAGCAAATAATCCTTGTCCATCTAAAAAGAAAAAATGAAAATTACAGTTTTAAGAAAAATGGAATATCATAATTATAAGATATACGTTATGCAGTTCGGCTGGATTTTTCAGTATCTCTTTGCAAACAACGAAGGAGATATACATCAGGATCATATTATATTTAAGCCAGGCCCTTACAGAAGATTGTTATCGTTTTTAAAATTAAGCTCTCTTTATACCAGACAGCAATTAGAAGAGGGCGAAAAGATTGTTTTATCCGGAGCGATCAAGACTATTGATGAGATTGATAAACCAGGGTATAAAGCTAAACGTCGCAAAGCGATTAAAAAACAAACTAAAAATGTATCAGGGGAAAAGAAACAATGTTTATGGCAAGCGCGGGAAACCACAGACGGCCCCTATTATGTTTGTTTAACACACGGCAAAATCGTCAAAATGAAAGATGGCGAAAAGCCGCACCATGACTAAAATGGCAAAATTAAAAGAAAAAATAATTTATAAGGATATAGATAGAAAAGTTGTTAAAGACGACAAGATAGTGAATGATACTATTTCAGAAAAATTGCAAAAAAGAATTATTAGGCAAATAGAAAAAGAGTATATGCTTTGTTTTTCATATAACGAAGCTAAAAGAAAAGTTAATCTGGCCCGGATTAAGCTTTATAATAATCAAAGAAGAGATCCAGGAGCTGTGGGAGACAATTTAATGTTTACGGTCTTTAATACTATTCATTCTGAGTTATATGATGATCGTTTAATGGCTCAATGGGAAGGCCGGGGAGGACAGGGAGACGAAGATGTTGAAAGTAATCTTAATGCATTAGCAGAGTTTGATTACGATATTATGGGTAAGAATAAACTTGATTATGAATGGAATTGGGATGCTGAATTTTTTGGAAGAGGCCTTATACTTATGATGGATTTTGAACGATCAAAAGGAATTATGGCGCCGGTCCCTGAAGTTGTTGACGCTGTTACATGGATAAGAGATCCAAGGGCAAATAGTGTTAACGGAGATATGAGAGGAAAGGGTGGAATGAGATTTGGTGGCAGAGAGGTTGGAGCTACATATTATGAATTAAAAGCTTTATCAGGATATTTTAATATAGGAGCTCTTAAGAAAGACAAAGAAGTTAATTCAACCATAGATGAAGCCAGGTCAGCGAGAAGAGAAGCGCAAAATTTAGAAAACTTTTCCCAAAAGGAAGAAGATCTTGGCAAACATGATAATTATGAATTTCGTTTGCTTGACTGGTTTACTACTATCCAGGGTAAAAAGTATTTAGTAACTTTAGGAAATTCCAGATCTGTTGTTATACGCCTTACTAAGTTAGACTACGGAAACTTATGGCCGATAAATGACAGGGCTTTATATCCTATGGCCCACGATTGGGACGGAGTGTCTATCCCTGATCTGACAGAAGATAAACAAAGAGCCCGGGCGGTTCTTACCAACATAGGATTGCAAAGCGCGAAAGATGACGTTACCCCAAGTTATCTTTTTGATCAAACAGTAATTAAAAATAAAAATGATTTAAATTTTAGAATTAGAAAGTTTATCGGAGTTGACGGCCGTGTAGACAGAGCCATTCAGCCGATTCAAAAATCAACAGCCCATCAATATGTTAGCATTATTATGGATATGCTTGATACGAGCGCGCAACGGGCTACAGCGGCCACAGAATTGCGCCAGGGTATTCAACCGTCTAAACAAAGCACTTTAGGAGAGCAAGAAATGGCCATGGTCGCTGGAAGTAAACGATTTAATATGAGCGCAAAGGTTTATGGCTGGAGTGAGAAAGATTTTTGGAGACAATGGTATAGGCAGTATAAAAAGCACTTTAAGGAGAAGATTGATGAAAAGATTATACGTATTCAAGGCGCTATGGCTCCGGTTTGGAGGCCTCTTACGAGAGAGAATATTATTTCACAAATTGATCCTGACGTAAAGATTGAGTCAATGGTTATTTCAGAGTCTAAGAGGATAAGGGAGCAAGCAAGCTATGCTAATTTTGCGGCACTGGCTTTGCAGGATCCGGATAACAATCGTAGATTTATTCAAAGGCGAATGGGCAAACTGCAAGGCATGTCAAAAGAAGAGCTGGATTTAACTTTTCCGCCTACTGTTGATGAATTACAGGCAGAGGATGAGAATCAATTGATCAATGCCAATAAAATGCCGTCAATCAGTATCAATGACGATCACTTGGCTCATCTTGAAATACACGCGAAAGCAAATCAAAATTCGTATTCCCTTGCCCACACAAGAGCGCATAAAAGATTAATGATTACAAAAAGAAACCGTCCTGACTTATTTGCTCCTCCTGAAGCTCCGCAATTTCAAACCCAGGGGCAAGCGCAAGGGCCAGGACAACCTAAAGAAACTAACGCTGAAAAAATGCAGCCTGCCAGGGTAGCGCAATAAAAATATGTCTGAAATTCAAACACAAGCAAAAAAAGCAACATCTCAAGAAATCCTGCGTTTAGGAATGGATGGTGATTTTTGGCAGTTAATAGTAAGCGCCTTACAAGATAGTAAAGAAAATTTACGAAACTTATTAGACAGCGACGACCTTAAAGATTTGCCGGCTGATCAATATAAATTAGAAAGTGAAATATTAAAATCAAAAATTAAGTACATTGACAAATTGTCAGAGCTTCCTAAAAATCTTATTGCTTGGCATGAAAACCCAGACAATACAGAAAAGGACTTTGATCCATATGAATAAGTAAATATAGAGTAGTAAGGATGAGTACTTACTAGAGACGGTGTAGGTGTATCTCCAGGCTTAGGCCAATACATCATGGCATAAGTGCGCCGTTTCCATTAAGTCCTTGTCCGGACTTCTTTAATAAATCTTTCGGCCAGAGCGTTTTCGCCATTACGCGAAAGCCGATTTAACTCAAGAAACATTATGGCAGACGTAAATTCCGCCGACGACAAAGAGCTTAATAATGAGGACGGTACTCCTATTAAGCCGGATGACGGAGGCGAGGGTGGAGATCAACCACCGAAAAAAACAGATAAAGACACAGATGATGATTCAGATGACGATGATGATGAAGAAGACGGTTCAGGGTCAGATAAAGACGACGATGATGACACTGCTACTCCTGAAATACCTGTTAGGCGCAGCGCCGCGACTCAAATTATACAGCGTAAAGCTGAAACTATTAAAAAGTTGCGGAAAGACGCTGAAGATAAACCAGACGATGATGATGACGAAGGAGACGATGATCTTGACGGCGCGGACGCAAAAACCGCTGTCGCAAAAGAGGTGAAGAAACAGATTGACCCTATTGTTGAAAGCTTAGGCGCGAAAGCTGACACAGACGAATTAAATGAATTGCTTATATCAGAGCCAGCTTCAAAAAATTATGAGAAGAGGATTAAGGCGTATATGAATCATCCAAGTTGGAAACAAGTACCGCCATTAGCTATTTTTAGACACCTTGCGTTTGGAGATGCCCAAGCAATAGGAGCCCATAAAAAGAAAATAGCTGATACTGAAGCAGGCCACACAAAAGGCGGAGGCCGAGGCATAAGGCCAACAGGAACTAAATCAGGAGACGTTCCAAGCGTTGAAGAAATGGACAACATGTCTGATGAGGAGTTTGAAACGCTTCAGCATAAAGCAAGAACAGGTAAATTCTTAAAAAAAGAATAAAAGTAATATTTAGCAAAGGCAATGTCGCAGTTCCTTTGCGTTAAAAATGGCGAATGTTCTTTATTAACTTAATTTAACGTTTTATCGTTAATAAATTATATATTGCTATTTACAATATATATCGCGGACACAACTACAAGTCAAGTAACATCCGGAGTAAATAATTTTTACGACCGGACAATGTTAAAAGCCGCTCGTCCTTTATTAGTTCATTTAAGATGGGCGCAGGTTAGAGATATACCTAAAAATAACTCAATGAATATTAAATTCCGCAGGTACACGCTTTTGAGCGCGGCAACTACAGCTTTAAGCGAGGGAGTTTCTCCTTCAGGTTCACAGCTGGCAGTTACCGATGTACCGGCAACTGTTGCTCAGTACGGAGATTTTATTACACTAACCGACGTATTGCAGTTTTCTACCTTAGATCCGATTTTAACTGAGACTGCTGACCTTTTAGGACAGCAAGCCGGCAATAGTTTAGATCAACTTTGCAGAAATGTCATGGTCGCTGGAACAACCATACAATATGCTTCAACGTCCACTACTACTGATACAGTTACAGCAGGGATGAAACTTACTCGCAACGAAATAAGGGAGGCCGTAAGAACTTTACAAGGGAATAACGCAAAAAAGATAACTCGCATGGTTAATGCCACTGACGGATTTAATACTTCTCCTATTAACGCGGCTTATGTCGGTATTATTTCTCATAGCACACTTTATGATCTGAAAGATGAAACAGGGTTTATTCCTGTTGAGGAATACGCGACTAAAAGTGATGTTATGGAAGGCGAAGTAGGAGCGATTGATGATGTTCGGTTTGTTATGACCACTAACGCGTCAACCGTTTCAGGTTCTTTAACCACAGTTCACAGGACAATGATTCTTGGAGCTGATTATTACGGTATTACCAGAATTTCCGGAGAAGCAATGAAGAACATCATTAAACCTTTAGGGTCAGCCGGAACAGCGGATCCTTTAGATCAGAGATCTACCTCAGGTTGGAAAGCAACCTTTGTCGCTAAAATTCTTAATGAGAATTTTGCGGTTAGAATAGAACATGGTGTAACAGCCTAAAAGCATGAGGTTATAGATAGTCCGGCAAGGATCTCACTAACCTCATCTTAACTTTATAAAGTCGCAAAACATTTAATTAATCTAAAGACAAATAGATATGGCTAATTTAAATGAAGCTCAATTATTATAGGAGTTAAATAAACTTGGTGTTGAAATTCCTGAGGGAAATCCAACTGTTAAAGTTTTAAGAACTCTCTTGGCTGAAAATGATGATGCTGGTGATGAACCGGAACCACTAGAATCAGAGCCGGAGGAAGTTGATGATGATCAGGACGATGACACACCAAATATAAATTCAGACGGAAGTGAAGGCCCGGGTAATGAAGAAGAAGACGATGAGCGTTTAACACCAAATGATGAAGGAGAACCGGAACCAGCAGAAACCAAGACTAAAGAAGATAAAGATTATCTTCTTAAATATCAGTATGGCAGTGATGACAACGGCCCAATGAAATACGGAGACCCGAGAACAAACCCGGCTAAGGGGAGTAAAGCGGAAACAATGAAAAAGGCGCTGTTAGCTCAACCTAAAATAAAGATAATTGTTCCAAAAGCAGACGGCGAAGATCCAACCGTAAGGTTGTCAGTTAATCTTAATGGATATCGTTTAGACTTTCCTAAGAATACTTATCTTGACGTTCCTGAACAGATTGCGGATGTTATTATTTCTTCCCAAAAACAGCAAACAGAAGCTTTAATGCCTTTTCGCATAGATCGTAATAGAAAGACCGAAGAGGCGCTCGGCTAAGAGTAACTTAAAAGAATTTAAAAGTCGCAAAATTATAAATTAACTTAGGTTATAAAAAATATGGCCATTACACAATCTCAGTCTAAAAATTCAGCTAGCGTTATTCAAATGGTAGTAGGTAACTATATTACTTCAGCAACCGCGGCCGCTATAACCATTACGATCGGTTTTCAAGCTAAATATGTAAAGGTGGTTAATGAAACAAGCGGTGATATGATGGAATGGTTTGAAGGAATGGCGGATGCCGAAGCTATTAAGAGAGTCGCAGCCGGTACTGGCACGCTTCTTACTTCCAACGGCATCACTGTCGCGGCCAAAACATTTATTATTGGTTTAGACGAAGATGTAAACGCGATAAATGAACAGCTAAGCTGGCTCGCCATTGGGTAGATTAATTTTTAGCAATAAAACAAAAGTCGCATTACTTAAATTAATTAACTTTAAGTTAAGAATATGGCAATTACACAATCACAATCAAAAAATTCGGCGAGTGTAATGCAGATGGTGGTAGGAAACTATATTACGACCGGCACTGCGGCCGCTATTACAATCACGGTAGGTTTTCAGGCAAAGTATGTCAAAGTAGTCAATGAGACAGATCGTATTGAAATGGAATGGTATGAAGGAATGGCAGACGCGGAAGGAATTAAGACAATAGCAAATGGCACTCGTTCAATAATTACTACTCACGGCATCACTGTCGCTGCTAAGACATTTATTATCGGTTTAGATACTGCTTTGAACGTAACCTCAAAACAGTTATCTTGGATGGCGATTGGTTAAAAAAAATTAAAATAAAAGTTACAAAGTCGCAAAGTCGCATTTAATTAAATATCTCTGGTAGTGTAGCGAACACTTCATGCCAGAGAAAAATTAAACAAATGGCAAAATTTGATGAAAAAATCGCGGAATCAACACGTAAAGCGCTGTTAGATCCAAGATTTACTTCTCGCAATCAATTATCGTCAGGGAGAATATTTTTTGTGCTAAAAACCGCAGCTACAAATTATACTCAGTTTAAAGAGGATCATCCTGATTATAAAGCAGCTGATGGTGTTACTACAATCGCAGCTGTTTATAATACAGTAGACGCCGCAGTAGGCGCATGCACAGCGGATCAAGGCGATGTAATTTATGTTATGCCTGGGCATACAGAAACAATTACTTCGTCAAGCACAACTTTAGATATTGCAGGTGTTACGATCATCTGTCTTGGTAATGGTACAAATGCTCCTCATTTCACTTTTAGCACGGCAGCAGCTACTATTAACGTTTCAGCAGCTGATGTAAAGTGGCAGGGAGGATATTTTTTAGCGAATTATCTTGATGTTGCTTCAACTTTTACGCTTGCAGCCGCTAAAGATTTTACTCTTGATGGAGCCATGTTAAAACATTCGTCAAATGTGTTAAACTTTTTAAGTGTTGTGACAACGGGAACTACTGATTACGCAACCGATGGTCTTACTGTTACTGATAATAAGTATTATGGGTTGAATACAACTCCGTTGGCGTTTATTTCAGTATTGGGAGATGTTGACAGATTAACTGTTACAGGAAATTATGTTAATTCTGCCTCCACAGCAGATGTAGGACACTTTATAACCTTCGCCGCCAAAGATGCAACTAACGCAATAATTAGTGATAATACTCTTATTGTTGTTGGCGCCACTAATGCTACTGTAGGAATATTTCTTACTGGAAGCGGAACTGCAATGACTGGAATTGTTTCAAATAACAGAATCGCATCACTTGATACAACTACTGAAATTATTGCAACCGCTGGAACTGGATTGAAATACTTCGACAATTTATATACTGGCGTTGCTGATAAATCTGGTTATGTATTGCCTGCTATTGATAGCGCAGCTTAAACCTTATTGATTTTTCAAAAGGGGGAGGAAATCTCTTCCCCCTTTTTATAAAATTAATATGTCGCATTTTTATTTATTTACTTACTTAATTAATTTTAAAAAAATGAAAAAAATAAACTTTAATTTATTTTTGCCGGCCTTAATCATAGTAATTGCTATAACAGTTATTGTATTTGGCACACAGGCAAGAATAAATAACAATGATCAGGTTGTTGTTCAGTCTTCTATAGAAGATAATATAGCTGTTCATCTTATGTTGGCCGCTGAAACTACAGCCACTTCAACGGACTTAGTGGATCTATCAGATACTACCAATTATCCCCACTATATGAATGCAGGGACAATGGAAATCGCGCAAGTAAGGTTTGACTATAGTACTGAAACAACGGCTTCAACCACACTTAAGCTTGGGGTTATTGCAAGTTCCACCCAGGCAGGAGACTATGTTGATATTTATTGGTTTGATGAAATCAGTTTTTTTGCGGACGGCACTGAAACAAACTCGCGCCAAAGCAAAGTTATTGACTACGCCCCCTCAGTTATGAAGTTAAATTTATCAGGCGGAAAACCTGTAAGTTTTCTAAGCAATGATTACTCTTTATGGACAACTGACTACGCAACCACTTCACCGTTGAAAAGTCCGGCCGGTTATGGAGCGCCTGGAGTGGGAGATCTTATCATGAAAGTATACGACCAAAAAGGAACGGCCACAACTTCTGTAACCGCTATTTATAGGATTAAGGAGTCGCAATAATTTAATAAGAGAAAAAAAATGACCGGAACACAATTAGCGGCTTTAATCCGTTACAAAACTCGGACGAACTCAACTACATTCACTGATGCTGATATGCTTCCTTTAGTGAACGCTTTTAAGGATGAGATTGCTTCTTTGATTGTTGAGAGAAACAATGGCATGTTTCTCATTCCGGCTACTTTTAATTTAGTTGCGAATCAAAGAGAGTATGGCTTAGGGGACGATGTTCTTAATCGTATTCATAAGTTAGAGATTAAGTTTGCGGCAGGGGATTCCAGATTTCCTTCTCAGAATATAAAAGACTACCATGGATCTGAAACAGAAAGCGAGATAGTTAAAAAGTTTAGTAATTCAGAGGGCGAGTTTGCGCACACTATACGCAGGCGCGCCCTTTTTATCTTATCAGGGACCATTATAGCTGTTACCGGAGGTGGGAGACTTTGGGCGCATATCTTTCCGGCAGCCCTTGCAAAACCTACAGGATCAGCCGATCTTAGTATTGATCCATCAACTACGTCTTTTGGGTTTCCAAGGCAGTTTCATGAACTCTTAGCCAGGCGGGTAGCCATGGAACATAAAATGTCACAGCCTAAACCTGTTTCACTTAATGTTAAAGAAGTTGCGTTTGATAGAGATCTACAAGTACAGTTAGACGCTATTTCTCATATTGACAACTCAGCGGAGATACTCGGGAATGAGCTTCCTAAGGGAGATACCGGCAATGATGGCTGGGAATACTAGCAATCGTTTAAATTTAACGCTCAAATCGTCTTTTTTATCGCTATTATATGAGCAAAGAGGCATTACAATCTAATACTTTAACAAAAGAGGCTAGACCGGCAACTGGGAGTTTAAAGGGTAAATTCGGCCGGGGAGCTTTCGGGTCTGCGCGCTTTGGAGAAACTAGCGGATATGAACAGGATAAAGAAGCATTACAATCTAATGCTAAGACAGAGAAGGCCTTGCCATCTAAAATATATTAAAATACTATTATGAAAACTTTTATTTTAAAATTTAAATTTCAAATTCTAATTTTAGTGATAGCTTTCTTTGCTTTAGCTTATAGTTCTTACGCGGCCGATATTACTCCTAATTTTCCTGGTTCTCTTAATGACTTTAGCGAGGGAGATATTATTGAGGAAGAAGACTTTAATGCTATTGAAAATACTATAGGAGAAACAGCCTCCACAAGTTTAGATACACTACATGGAAAGTGGAATACTTATGTTGATCAAATTTTAGTAATAGGATCATCCCCGACTTTTCTAACCCCGACAATATCCGGATTAGTTTGGGATGGGGTAACTCTTGCCTCTTCATCGGATATTCTCGCGTTGTGGGATTCAGATGATTTAAGCGAGGGATCATCTAATTTATACATGACTGAAGCAGGATGGGCTTCATATTTCGCGGGGACCACCACAGACGCATTGGCAGAGGGAGCAACTAACCTTTACTGGACTAATACCCGTTTTGATAATAGATTATCAGCCAGCTCTTCAATATCAGGAATTATTACTTTGCCTAATTTATCACTTCCCGGAAGCCAATTAACAGGAACTTCAACTTGGGATACTAACGCAAATACGATATGTTCAGGAGGGACGACATATCTTGATGGCGAGGGAAATTGTGATGATATTTCATCTGTTTATTGGGACGCTCTTTCCGATATGACACTCGCGCATAAGTCAATTTATGTTGGCGACGGCTCTAACAATCCAGTAGTGACTTCTGCTATTACTATTTTGGATAATGGGAAAGTCGGCATAGGGACGACAACACCGGAAGAAATTTTGCATATTGTTAATGGTTCAGAGGGCAGATTAAGAGTTGATACTTACGGTTATCCGACAAGATTTAACGGATACAGAGCGAATGGGACGATCGCAAGCCCCACTCAAATCTTAGCTGATGAGGATATAGTAAGATTAAACGCAAGGGGTTATCATAGCGGCTCAGCATTCAGCGCTTCACAGGCAAGGATTTCTTTGACAGCTGATGAGAATTTTACAACAACTAATCAAGGGACAAATATAACTTTTCATACAACAGACAATACTACAACAACTTTAGACGAAAGAATGAGAATTGATCATAATGGATATATTGGAATAGCAACATCTTCGCCTGCTTATCCTTTAGATGTTTATGGCAATGTGAGAGTGGACGGAAATTTAATTGTTAGCGGAACAGGACACGATAGTTTTTCAGACTATGTGGCGAATGAGCATTTAGACTGGACAGGAGATTTAGGAGCGGTAAATATACACGCTGGAAATTATACAGATACAAATACTAATGCGGGAACTATCTGTTCAGGCACTGGTAATTATCTTGATGGCGAAGGCAACTGCGATGCTTTAATTACTAATGCAACACATACGGGCGAAGTTACGGGAACTACTGCCCTTACAATAGCCAGCAATATAGTAGATGAAGATAATTTAAAGGTTTGGAACGCTCCGACTAATTTATATATTATGGTCGCTTCTTCGTCAGCCGCAGGCGGTTTGGAGTGGATGGCGACATCTTCGCCTTTATTGAATTTTGGAGCAGGTGGAGCTGGCGACCCAGACCAAAATCTTTGGGAAACAATAGCAGGGGATAGCGGAAGCACTGCGGCAGACAGCACAACAGACACTCTTACTATCGCGGGCGGGACAAATTTAACTTCTGTTATGTCTGGGGATACGCTTACAATGAATTTAGATGTTTCTCCGTTTTTGGTTGCTAATGCTACGACTACTTTATTTACTTTCACGACTGGCTGGGGAGCAGATTTAATTTTAACAGGGAATTTAGCTGCAGCGACTTATGCTTCAGATAGTTCTGTTTCAGATGCAGAATTAAAATATATAAATACTTTATCAAGTAATGCTCAAACGCAGTTAGACAGTATGCTTCAGCTTTCAGTTTGGTATGCAACAACTACGCACGCTTTAATATCCTCATTGCCAAGTTTGGCAACGGTAGGAACTTTATCGTCAGGAACACTTGCTTTAGATAGTTTATCTTTCACAGGCGACCTTAATCACGAATACGGCGGTTTAGAAGCCGATGTTAACGCTTATACTGGCTTATTAGCCATATCAGGCGGTTCTACATCAGAAGTAGACGCTAAAAGCGAATTAGAGGCACAAATAGCCGATGTAGCG